ATATATATGCTTTCCAAATTTCTTAAAAGAAACATTATCCCAGTTTATTCTTTTTAATCCTATTAGTTTTTGTAACTTTTCTTTTTGTTTTTTTGTTACTATTTTCATTTTTCAAATACTTTAGAATGTTTTCTAGTTTTCCATCGTTATCTGGATGGGACAATAGATAGGGGATATTTACTCCGTATGCTATGCACGCAGCGTACAAGTCTCCAAGAGCTTCTCGCAACTCTTGGTTTTCAATAACTATTGACTCAATCGTTACTTTATTCTTTTGTGGTTTTGCTATCATATTCTTTTTTCTCAGTAAGTAAGTGAGATAGCATTTCAAAATGAGGGTTAGTAGGTTTTATCAGTAGGCTAAGGGATTTAAAGATCAATTTTACATCTTCAAGGGTTTGAACCTTATCTGCGTCTACTACATAGATTGTATTGACAGCAGCGTGCCTCCTAGCTTCCTGAACAATTTCACTAATTGGCTTACTCTTGTCCTGACTCATCTTCCCCTCCTGCAGCATTTCCTAGAATATCGATTAGGTCCTGTTGGCATTGAAGCCTATCAGCCTCTTGCTCATATTGATTACAAAACTCTGTAATGCTTTCCAAGTCTAGCTCTACTTTAAGCTTGTAGTAGTCTAAATAATCTTGAAAACACTGCTCTTCGGCAATAGCATCTTCCGGATATCTGTTGGCACAAAATTGTCCGGCAGCTTCTAGGTCCGGTCCAAGTGTTACTTTAGTTTCAGGTCCTTCCTTAGGAAGCTTAACCTTAAAATCCATACCACAACCTACTAAAAACACGAGGCTACTTAAGAATAAAATTGTCTGTTTCACTAAATACCTGCCTGACAGGGTGATCTTGTTCTGGAAAATAATTGTTGACTATGTGAGCAATGTATCGTTTTCCATACTTACGCTCAAGAATATAATCGCATATTTTAGCACCTAAGCCAAATATAAAGTTTTCTTTTTTCAAAGTGTAAAATTTAAAGGCAGCTAGATGGGTACCGTCGTTTTGTAAATGCCTTAGAGTAAATTCCTTGCCGTCCTTCCTACGGTAGGTTTCAGCATACCCGGCAAAAATAGGTTCTGTTTTAATTTTTACTGGAAACTGCAGTACGTTATCTAAACGCTCGTACCAAATAGGTCTTGTTTTAACCCCTTTATAAGCCGAATAGAGGCTTTGTAACGTAGGTAGTAGGGTGATGGGGGTTAGAAGCCATTTAAGGGGTTTTGGGGCTAATAGATAGGCATAGAGGGCAGTATCCCAGGGTCGGAACAAGCCGGTATTCCATATTAGTGGTAGGAATTTAATCTTTTTCCTATAGTATGGCATATCAAACTGGTAAGTGGCTAGTATTAGATAGGTGCTGTTGTCATGGCTAGCTTTTGGAATATATAAGCCATAAATATCCTGGTTTGCTCCAATGTGAGTAAATAGATTAGTTTTTGCAAACCTAAGAGAATTGTCTGTTACCTTCTCACCAATGGCATATTGAGTAGTGTAGATAATGTTATTAAAGCTTTCTACGTTACGCTGAGGCTTTAAACCCATTGTGCTGTCAAAAAATGCCATTTCTATCTACTGTTCCTACGAAGCAATTGAAAAAGGGATGAAGTCACTAAAAAGTGAATTTGGAAAACGTAAAATTGGAATTCCAAAGATTGGTAGCGGTCTAGGTGGTGGAGACTGGGATATCATAGAAAATATCGTTAACAAAGTATTTGTGGATACCGATATTTACGTTTACATTCTAAAGGAAAAATAATGAAACTAACCATTGTTCACGACCGACTATTTAAGAATGGACTTCCTCATAATAGCGGAGGTGCAACTTATGTATTTGATAAAACACAGCCTGTTGAATTTGATAAAAGCGGTAGTTTTTGTGTTATTAAACTTGGAGTAGCCTTTTGTCACACCCATGACAATTTTAACCGAGCTATTGGACGCTACATTGCAACTGGGCGTATTAAAGAAACTGTATTTGAACATCTAACCAATAACAAATACTTGTGCGTTATTGGAGACTATGAGTTTATTGCTTCGTAGGAACAGTAGATTTTACCGTCAGTTCCGTAATCTTCTTGAGTAAACATATTTACAACTATGCCATCTTTAGTATCAACGCTAAGTATCTTGCCAAGTAGGTTATCGGGTGGAAGGAAGGCATTGTGTACGCTTACGTATTCTCGGTAGCTGTCTCTTACTATTGCATAGCGGCGTGCAATCTGTTTAGCAATGCCACTTCCAAAGCCATTTACACAGTTGCATCCATGCGCAATTACATCTACGTCTTTATTTTTTAGAGCGTCTAAAAGATTACCTTCTACATACTTAATCATAATTAAATACCACAAACTCCATTTAAACACTCTTTCTCTTTTTCCTCAAAAACAACCCCTTCATTCTTTAAAGCTTCTTCGAGAGAAACTTTTGTTAAAGGCTGACCTCCCCTGCATCCATCCGGATACATAGTAAATCCGCGAAGACGTTTTGCGTATTTGAGTAGTATCTTAGAATTCTCTTTCATAGTTTTTTCGTTGTTGTTTTCAGTTCCCCAGGCATCAATATTACAAGTAGAACTAATTGCCATATCTACATAATTCTGCACATCGGCTTGAAACTTTACTCGTTGTTTAAATGATAAATCATATGAATCTTGGATATTTTCAATTTTAACGCCAGCTTCTAATAGGCGTTTTACAGAACCGTCAACAACGTATTGATAGTGCCATTTATTATCTTTAAAATAGCGGCGTTTATATGCTTTGCAAAATAGAGGTTCAATTCCGGTAGTAGTCTCTGCTAAAATTCCAATGGTTCCTGTTGGAGCAATAGCCCTAACTCCTTTTGGAATGGAAACTCCGAGAGTTCTGGCAGTAACGAATGCCGTACTATCCGACTCCTGTTCCCACACTGAAAGCCATTTATGTAGTTCTGGGGTTACTTCATAAGGCATTCCTCGCATCATTAACCATTCGTGAATACCTCCTAAACCTAGTCCAATGCGGTTATTTTTATTACCCACTTCTTTAATTTTTTCGGTAGGTACGTCGGAGTACATCCCTCCACACATTAGCAACATTGTTCCGTACTTTGTAACATGTCTAAGTTCTTTAGTGTCTTTAATTCTGTTAAGCCAAACAGTGCCTAAGTTACACTTGTCACTATCATCTTCGCTGGTCACTTCCGTACAAGCGTTTCGCAACGTCTCGTTATCTTTACGAAAATTAAAACTAAATCCTGGTTCAGCAGTTGAGAATGCCTGAAGGCAGTTAAGATTCCAAACTTTTAATGCGTGCTCATGAAGTTCGTGATTTTTATTTTCAATAGCAATAAAAAATTCAGTATCGTAGTTAACAGAAATGTTAGTAAGTTCCATGGGCATTGGAAAATTAATATCTTTTTCTTTTAGAGCTTTGAGTTCTGGAGAATGATTTTTAAGATTTAGAAATTTAAATACATCATCATGTTTCCAATTTAGTGATGCGTAAATTGCACTGCGTCGCTGACCACCTTGCATAATATATCGCCCAGCTTCGTTAATCATATTAATTAGTGCAATTGGACCCGTACTAGTCCCACCGGTTTTTACAATTTTAGCGCCCTCAGGACGAAGCATACTATAGTCAAAGCCAATCCCGCCGCCGGTCATAAGAGCCATCGTAGCCTTAAATACAGCATCTGCCCAAGCTTCTCGACTATCTTCTGCTCTAAACAAAAAACAATTATTTACTTGGTGAAATGGACGACCAGATGCATATAGATACCTACCGCCGGGGATGAATTGTCGTTTTAGCATAATTTGATAGATGCACTCTTGATCTTCTTTTGAAAGAATTTGTCCGCATACAGCAGTTACAACACGACGACAAAGATCCGCCCAAGTTTCAACACCGTCCATTGAATATTTTTGTAGGAAAATATCTTGAGCAAATTTATTTGAGAAAACATCGTATTTCATATTTATTATTTTCCTTCAATGTCTTTTAAAGTTCGTTTAGAAATTCCAAGCTTTTGATTCAACCTATCAAGAACCATTAGTAGGATGTTGTTAGTGATACCATACCACTCTTGGTCCTTTTCATCCATTTTCTCAATGTTCTCTAGCACCTGGTGAATAATGGACGCAAGACAAGTAATATGCCGTTTTTCATAGTTGTGTTCTGGATGGAGGCTATTGATTCGGTTATACAACTCTCCGAAAATCATAGCTTCATTCTTAGTCATCTTAACATTTGGTGATTCAGCAATTTGCTTAAACAATGGTCGTAGGTATAGCTTTTCATCATCGGTAAGAAACAACTTCATACTTTTTCCTCGGGAATACGTTTATGCCTTGTATGTACAAAACCTTTATCAACTAAATCTTGTGCAATGTGAACTAGTACCATGGATGGGTTAAATTGAATGGCTGCCTTGCCATTCTTTTTTACAACTTTAAACTGCCCAAGATTTTCAATGTACACCCTACCTTCTCCCTTTTCTAGAAAGTCGTAAAATGATTCAATAAAAATCTGATACATAGTTGCAGCTTGTTTTTTGGAAATTTTATAGTGCTCTGCAAAACGGTCAACAATAGCAAGAGAATCTGGTCTATCGTACATATAAAACTCCCAAATATAACCAAGGCAACATTAGTAAAAATAAGACAAATGTTTGAATTACCTTAGTAAAATTAATAGACCCACCTACGAATACCCTCACGCTCATCAACGTGGAAAAAATTATTGGCAGTTCCAATAGATGTAAATTCTTTTTCTAGGCACTTTAACAAATCATCCATATCTTTACTGGATTCCACTTTTGAAGGTCTTACATCCAGTGCAATACAGCCAACATTTCCCTTACTATCTACGTAATTCATTTGATGGGTACTCTTATTTACGGCTGTTTTAAAGTTAGGGTCGTTTCTCAAGTCTGCTTGCTTTCTTACACACCTACAAGCACTTGTAATGGTCAAGGACTTACCAAAATTATCCCGCACCCTTTGGATTTTGTCAACCAAAGTTTTGGATAATGTCTGCTCCTCGCAATCTGAATAATTACAATGACATGCAAACTCATGAGTACTAAAATTTGCACTTAGTTTGTACCTGTCAGTTTTCTTAAATTTCAACATAATTTTCTCCGTTTCTAACTATGGGTAGAGAAATAAGCAAATCCTAATGTGTCTAGTGGCACAACTTATTTAAGAGGCTAACGCTATTTTTCTTTTTTAACCTATAAATCATCCTTGCTACCCCATTGGGTGCAAGCAAATGAAGGTGCAACATGAAGAACGTATCACAATGGGTATTTTTTACCCTATTCATTGTATTCTCAACAGCCTTGTTTTTCAAGCAATCCTTCGTATTTTGTGTGCCTTTGGTAGTAGCCGCGTATCTCTACTTCCACACTTGCAAGCAATTACACTATAGCGCACTAGAAAAAGAATTCCAAGACCTAAAAGAAAAATTCCTGGGTTTTGAAGATAACACCAAGAAAATTGCTGAGCTAAGCGACAAAATCAACCAAGTTCAGCTAGCTAACGGTATGAGGAAAATCCGGTGATAGATTTTACACAGTATAAAACTCGTAAAGAACTTGAAAGCTTTTGCGAAGCTTTGTTTTTACAAGTTTCAGTGCTGAAAAAAGATAACTCAAGCCTATCCGACCAGGTACAGCACGCAGAACACCTACTTAAAACAAGTAATGTTCCATCGGTTGGCGCTGAACCATGTACCACAGAAAAACTAATCCTACGAGAATTAGATAGGCTAGACCAAAGTAGCAAGTTGGCTTCCCTCGAAACTGAGGAAATTAAGAACTTAAAGATGCTTGTAGAAGCTCTAATTACTCTACGTAAGAAAGAACCTCTAAAAGAATCAAAGCCAATAAAGAAAAAAATTGATGCTCAAGAGCTTTTATCCATTGTAAGAGATAAATGACTCGAATAACTAAACAAGAAGCTATTCAGGAACTTTGGGAAAACGGAATCGTTTGCGATTGGCTATTAGATGACAACCAAAAAGACGTTGTCACCATGATTGAAACCAATAGAGCTTCTCAAATCTGCGTTTCCTTAAGTCGTCAGTCCGGTAAATCATTTGGTACACTTGCGTATCTAGTAGAAAAGTGTATGCAAACTCCAAATATCATTGCAACATTCGTAGCCCCGTACCAGTCACAAGCTAAAAAAATTGCTAAGACTACTATGCGGGAAATATTATCTACTTGCCCAGAGCATCTTCGTCCAGAATATAAAACTCAGGAAAACCATTTTCTATTTTCGAATGGGAGCGTTATTGAGTTGTGCGGAAACAATGCTGGACACATTGAAAAAGCCAGGGGACCTAAAGCTCATATTATTGTTTGCGATGAGGTAGGCTTCTGGGTAGATCTAAAGTACAGCATTAAATCTGTTCTCTTACCTAAGTTAAACACTACTAAAGGTAAGCTGATAATGATTTCTACCCCTCCTGCATCTGCTGGACACCCGTTCCAAGAGTTTTTCGAAACTGCTAAGTTTAGAGAAGCTGCAATTGTTAGAACAATTTTTGATTGCCCCAGATATACAAAAGAAGATATTGATAAGTTTGCCGAGGAGTGTGGAGGATACGACAGTATTGACTTTAGAAGAGAGTACGGATGCGAGTTCGTAACGGATACCTCTCGTGCAGTTATTCCAGAAGCTACTAGCGAACTTTTAGAAGAAATAACAAAAGACTGGGAACGCCCTCCATACTACAATACCTATGTTTCAATGGACATTGGTTTTAAAGACTTAACTGTTATTCTTTTTGCCTACCACGATTTCCGTTCTGGAAAAGTAATTATTGAAGACGAAATAGTATTGGATACTCCTGAGAAACTTCGTACAGATAGCTTTGCCTACGCTATTTACGACAAAGAACAAGCTCTTTGGGGCGGTATAGACGGCGAACACCATGAACCATACAAAAGGGTATCGGATATTAACCACATCCTATTAAACGATCTATACCTTGCTCACAACCTTAGTATTATTCCCACAGCTAAAGATGACCTCGATGGACAAATCAACAATACTCGCCTAATGGTTGGCGGCGGAAAAGTCATAATTAATCCAAGATGTAAAACTCTTATCTTCCACCTTAAGAACGCCATTTGGAAAAACGAAAAACGCAAAGAGTTTTCTCGTAGTGCTGATGCTGGTCACTATGATGCTCTAAGCGCACTCATCTACCTACTAAGAAACGTTGACTACCATAAAAACCCATATCCTGAAAAGTTTGATCTTCGACTAGAAAAAGAATCGTTTATATCTCCACATTGGAAACCTAAAACCGACGACATTAAAAAAACTTTAAGAGAAATCTTTACAATTAATAAAGACAAGAAAAAAGTGAGAATGAGATGAGTAACAATACCTACTTTGCAGCACGAGACAAAGAAAAGCTTTCCTCTACGCTAATTGTTAAAAAGAATAAGTTTTACGAAAGTCTTATGGCAAGTGGCTATGTAGAGAAAATTAACCGTTTGTACGCCATGTACCACGGCATGGATTTTTACGAAAGCGTTTCCGGTCACGACATTAAGTTTGAAGGGGAGCAAGGAGAGCTTGTTTCAATGAACGTAAACCATTTACGTAACATTGCTTCAAACATGCATACGCTCATCACTTCTACCCGTCCAGTAATGGAAACTAGGGCTATTAACACCGATTATAAGTCCAGGGTACAGACCAAGCTTGCTAATGGTCTATTGGACTATTATATGCGTGAAAAACGCCTAGAGTGGATTTTACGCCGTGCTTGCGAATACGCCATTGTTCTTAGTAGTGGGTGGGTACGAATGGAGTGGGACGCCACTGCTGGGGAAGAGATTGATACTGATGAGGAAACTGGAATCAAGGTTTATGAAGGGGATGTAAGAATTGAGGTTCTATCTCCATTTGATATTTTTTTTGACGCCTGTAGAGAAGATCAAGACCATGATTGGTACGTTGTCACCAGTTATAAAAATAAATACGACTTAGCCAGTAAGTATACAGAGTACGCAGATAAAATCAGAGACTTACCCACTAAAGACAAGCTTGAGTATAAAGGCGGGGTAAATTTTGGTGTAGATGAAACCACTCTAATTCCTGTATTTGAATTTTTTCACAGAAAAACTGATAGCCTTCCAGAAGGTCGCTACCTAATGTTCCTATCTACCGATATTGCACCAATAGACATGCCTTTGCAATATCCTATGATTCCTCTATTTAGGATTTCTGCTGGGGATATCTTAGGAACTCCATTTGGCTACACTCCTTTGTTTGACCTAATGGCGCTTCAAGAAGCTGCCTCAATGCTATACAGCGTTATTCTAACTAACCAACAGGCTTTTGGTGTTCAGAATATTTGGGTTCCATCCGGAGCAGGAATTTCTATTGAAAGCTTAGCTGGTGGACTAAACATTATTGAAAGTAATGCATCTGCTGGAAAACCTGAAGCTCTTAACTTTACTAATACCCCAAAAGAGATTTTTGAATATCTACAGTTTCTAATTCAATCAATGGAAACTATCTCTGGTATTAACAGCGTTGTGCGCGGTAATCCTGAAGCTAGCTTACGCTCTGCTTCCGCTTTGGCGCTTGTGCAATCCAATAGTATCCAGTTTATGAGTGGTCTAGCTGCTCAATATAACCAGCTTATTGAAGATGTTGGAACTGGTCTATTTAGAATTCTAAAGCTTTACGCAAAGACCAAACGTGTAGCATCCATTGTTGGAGTAAATAATAGGTCCTACCTAAAAGAATTTAACAATGACGATTTGAGTAACATTAATAGGGTTATTGTTTCTGCGGGTAACCCTTTGCAAAAAACTTCAGCCGGTCGTCAACAAATGGCAAGTGAGCTAGTTCAATATACTGAACTCACTCCACGTCAGTATTTGACCGTATTGGAAACAGGAACATTAGATAGCGTAACTGAGGGAGCAATGAAAGATGAAAATCTAATTGTTTCTGAAAACGAAATGCTACTAGATGGTAAAACTCCAGTAGTTGATGTTCTTGATAAACATAGCATTCACATTATGCGCCACAGAGAGGTAATTTCTGATGCCAGTTTACGTGAAAATCCAGAGTTAGTAAAAGCTGTTCACGAGCATATTCAAATGCATATTGACCAGTTGCGTACAGCAGATCCTACTTTCTTGGCTATGATGGGGGAACAATCACTGGCTCCTCAACCCATGCCTAATACAGGTCAGAATTTGCCTCCAATGGGTCAGGGGGATGCTTCTGCTGGTGCCCCTATGCCTAGCGCCCCAATGCCTCCAGAACAGGCTAATACAGGGCTTCCTAGCCCTCCACAGGGATTTGAGAATCAGCCCATTAATGCTGAACAGTTACAACAAAAAATTACAGGTTAACCTATACCCATAATGGATTAGGTATTTAAGGAGAAGATATGTCCGACGTAAAAACAGATGCACCCGTAGAGAATCAAGTAGAAGAAGTTAGCGAGGAGAATCTAACAGAAGAGGAACTTGCTGCCTTGGAAGCTGAAGAAGGCGAAGAAAAAGCTAAAGAAGAACCAAAAGACAAGGAAGCCGCAAAACCTACCTCTGTCAAAAAATTTAAACTTAAAGTTGATGGCAAAGAAGAGGAGGAAGAAATTGATCTTGCAAACGAAGCTGAGCTAGTAAAACGTTTACAGCTAGCCAAAGTAGCTCAAAAACGAATGCAAGAAAGTGCTGCAGATAAAAAAACTGTAGCCAAAATGAACGAAGAACTAAAAGAATTTGTAATTGCATTGAAAGAAGATCCATTTAGTGTTCTTTCTGATCCACGATTTGGATTGGATCTTAAAAAGCTAGCTTATGACTATGTTGCAAAAGAAGTTGAACAAGCTACAAAAACTCCAGAACAGCGTGAAGCTGAGGCAAAAGAAGCTAAAGCAAAAGAACTTGAAGAAAAACTAGCTAAACTAGAAAAAGAAAAAGTTGAAGCTGAGAAAAAATCAATTCAAGAGAAGTATGAGCAAGAACTTCAAAAGGGAATTATTGAATCCATTAAGGAAAGTGGATTACCAGAAGACGAACCTGAAGTTCTAAAACGTTATGCTCAAGCTATGAAAATTGGCTTGAAGTTTAAAATGGAACTAAATCCAAAAGAACTTGGTCCCATTATCAAACAACAACTCTATCAAGAATCTAAGAAGTTTGCTTCTTTCTTGAAAGATGAAGAGTTTGAAGAGTTTGCTGGAGTAGACCGCATTAAAAACGTCCGTAAAAAGATGTTAGATAAAATTAAAACTAACGTAACTTCTAGTAAGCAAATAAAAGACACTGGTTCTGAAAAAGATGAAGACAGTCTCAATAGGGACAAAAAGAAATATGTCCGTAATAGCAAGAGTTTCTGGAAAGATTTAGAAAAAGGAAGCTAGTAACCTATTGAAATTACATGATGTAGCATAAAAATGATAGAAAGTAAAAACGATTTTCTAACTATGTAGTAAGTAGGTAATTAAAACTGTGATGCAAGCACTCGCCCATTACATAATTTTAACGCTGAAAACTAAAAAACTTTTAACAAAAACTAAATAATTGAGGTTAATAAAATGGATCGCTTAGAAAAAAATGAATATCTCTATGACCGCTGCCTAAAGGCTGTCTCCTTGCCCTTCCGCGTGAAGGTTGAAGGTAGCGCCACTCCTGCCAGCAAACTACTCTCCAGCGACTTGCCTGGTGTTTGTTTGATTGGTGCCGAAGGTCTTACCGCTGAAATCACCGCTGTTGAATCTGGCTTGAGCTACGCGGCTGTTGATGCCAACGGTACCTACGCTGTTTTCTTGAAAGGTTCAGAACTTGGCGACGTTAAAGAAGTCTACTCGGTTTCTTTGATGCGCACTCTAGATGGCGGTACCACTACTGCTGCTCTAGTTTCTAACGGTTTGACTGCTGGCGGCAACATCTTAATTCAAATTGATGCCACTGACGCCTTAAACAGCACCGATGATTCTGAACTATATCTTGAAGTAAAATACTGTCTTAAATAATTAGGAGTTTATAAATGTCTACTACTGTTAATATTACAACCCTCAATGGTAACTTTAAAAAAGTTTATGCCGATAAAATGGATAAACTCATCCCCATGGATATCAAGATTTCTCCCGAAATCGACTTTATCCCCTCAGAAAAAATGGGCGGTCTAAATTACAACGTGCCCGTAGCTGTTGCTAACGAGCATGGCGTAACTTACGGTGGGGAAGAAGGCGAAGCTTTCAACCTACTACCTCCTGTTTCTGGTAACATCAAGGAAGCAAGCGTAAAAGGTTCTGAAATCGTAATGCGCTCTTTCATCTCCTACGGTGCTGCTAGCCGTGCTGAAAAGTCACAGGCTGCCTTCGTTCGTACTACCAAGTACATCGTTGAAAACCTCACCGAATCCATCAACCGTAAACTAGAAGCCGAGTGCCTCTACGGTCAAATGGGTCTTTCTGCTGTTTCTGCCGTTTCTGGTAACATCCTTACTCTAGCTGCCGCTGAATTCGCTCCTGGTATTTGGTTCGGTGCTAAAGGTATGCGTCTAGAAATCTACGACAGCACTGGTGCTACTCTTCGTGGAGAAGCTCAAGTTGATAAAGTTGACCTAGACAACAAGCAACTAACCCTAAACGCTATGCCTGCTGGCGTAACTGCTACCGATGTTATCTTCGAAAAATCTGCCAAAGGCAAAGAATTCGTTGGTATCCACAAGATTCTATCCAACACTGGTACTCTCTTCGGCATTAGCGCCTCTACCTATGAAGTTTGGAAATCTACCGTATTCCCTGTCGGCGGTAACTTGTCTTTCGGTAAAATCACTGAAGGTCTAGGTAAAGCTGCTGGTCGCGGTCTAAACGTAGACATTAAACTCTACGTCTCTAACGCTACCTGGGCTAAAATGGTTCAAGACCAAGCTGCTTACCGTCAGTATGATACCAGCTACAAAGCTGATAAAGCTGAAAACGGTTTCCGCTCTATCATGTTCCACTCTCAGAACGGTTCTGTTGAAATCATCCCCCACACCTACGTAAAAGAAGGCTACGCTTTCGGTCTAGTTCTTGAAGACTGGGAAAAAGTCGGTTCTACCGATGTTACCTTCAAAATCCCTGGTTCTGGTGGAGAAGAGTTCTTCCGCCCTCTTTCTGATGCCGCTGGTTTCGAACTACGTTGTTACGCTGATTGGGCTATCTTCTGCCATAAGCCTAACCGTCAGATTCTTTACTCCGGTATTACTAACTCCTAATTTGGGTATGGGGCGGTACTTGTTGCCGCCCCTCCCTTTTTCTTGAGTTTATAACGGAGTGGCTTAGTGAAAACAGTCGTAGTAAATAATACATCATTTCAAATCCCAGAAGTTGGGGATGAAAACTATGGCGAAAACCTAACAGCATTCTTTTTGGAACTTGCTGAGGTTTTAAATGGAGTTTCTGCTCCATTAGATATTCAAGAAACAGATTTTAATTTTGCAAACAATCAGTCCTCTCCTACTAACGTAACTGGAATGGCTTTTCCCACTTCAAACGTTGCAGGATTTGAGATTAAATATATCATCACACGAGAAAATATAAGCGATAAAATCACCGAAAGTGGAATTCTACGTGGATTTCAAGGAGATGGCGGTTGGTACATTGCTCGTGGAGATGTTCAGAGTGATGTTAATAATACCAATTTTCCCTCTTCGGATGGGGACGTTGGAGTGTACTTTGATATAACAAGCGGAGGTCAAGTGACTTACACCTCCAATAACTTTCCTGGGCAATTAGCTGGTAAAGTAACTTTCATTGCTAAAACGATTCAACAGTAGGATAATATGGCTAATAAATTTTGGGGATTTTTTAAAGGCGTTCTTCTTAGAAAAGAAGCTTCTGCCGTTTCGTATGCTGCTGAAAACGAAGGTGCAATATATAACAACAATAACCTTGAGCTTCGTACTCAGCTTGCTGGTGCTGATAGGGAAATTGTAACTGAAGACCAGACACAAACCCTTACTAACAAAACTATCAATGCTGATTCCAATACCATTACCAATATTGAAAACGCTGATATTAAAGCTGGCGCTGCTATTGATGCTTCTAAAATTGCTGATGGTAGCGTTTCTAATACCGAATTCCAATATCTTGCTAACGTAACAAGCGATATTCAATCTCAATTTTCTGGAACTGCAAGCGCTGCCGACGTAGCAGATTTAGTTACTTTAAGTGGCGTAGCTTCTGGTAGTGAAGATTTAGGTACCTTTACCGGAGCAACAATCCCAGACAATTCAGATAACAAAGAAGCTTTTCAAGCCCTAGAAACAGCCCACGAAGCCCACGTAAATGACTCTTCTGCCGCACACGCAGCTTCTGCGGTATCCAACACCCCATCTGGCAACCTAGCTGCTACAGACGTTCAGGGAGCTTTAAACGAGCTTCAGTCAGATGTTGACACCAGGGCTACTAGCTCCGCTCTAACCACCCATACCGGAGCTTCTACTGGAGTTCATGGAGTAACTGGTTCAGTAGTGGGTACGTCTGATACTCAAACTTTATCTGCCAAAACTTTCTCAGACGCCGTTACCTTGGCAGAAATTTCTACTCCTACTACACCCTCTTCAGGCTTTGGTAAAGTATATTTTAAAGCTGATGGAAGCTTGTATCAACTAAGTGATAGTGGTGCAGAAACTAAAGTTGGTTCTGGTTCAGGGTCTAAAAATTATATTTCAAATTTTGATGCCGCTCAGGGTACTACTGGCTATGCCACTTATGCTGACGCTGCTGGAACTAGTCCTGTAGATGGAACTGGCGGTAGCCCTAGCGTAACCTTTGCTGCAAATACCTCCTCTCCTCTTTCTGGGGCTGCAGATTTCTTATTTACTAAAGATGCTGCAAATAGACAAGGTCAGGGTGTAAGTTACGCTTTTACAATTGATAATGCCGACCGTGCTAGTGTTCTTCGCATTGCTTTTGACTATTCAACTTCTGCCAGTTTTGCAGACGCTGATATGCGAATGTATATCTACGATGTAACTAACTCCCGTCTAATTGAAGGTGTTCCTGTTGAAATTGGTGCCAATGCTCAAGGACATTTTGCTTCTGAATTTCAAACAAGTCCTGATAGCACTAGCTACCGTTTAATTTTTCACGTAGCTTCTACCAACGCTTCAGCTTATACATTAAATTTTGACAACGTTGTTGTTGGTCCACAATCAGTTGTTAAAGGACCAATTGTTACAGATTGGGTTTCCTTTACTCCCACTGGTGGGTTTTCTACTAACTCTACATATACTGGAAAATATCGAAGAGTAGGAGATAATTTAGAAGTTTCTGCAAAAATTGCTTTTTCTGGAGCACCTAACAGCACCGACTGTACCTTTAACTTACCAAGCGGTTTATCAATTGATTCTAATAAAGTTTTAAGCACAACTCCACAAAGTGCTAATTTTGGTACTGGTAACATATTTGATACTAGTGCTGGATTTAACTATGTAGCGCAAGTAACGTACCATTCGTCTACTGCTATACGATTAAGGGGCGGAAACGGATCTAGTAACGTTTCTGATACAAGTCCGATAACTTTTGCAAACGGCGATACTATTGAAGTTATTTTTAGAGTGCCTATTTCTGGATGGTCTTCTAACCAAGTTCTTTCTCAAGATAATGGACAAAGAGTCGTATCATTTAGTGCTCGCAGAAGTTCTTCAGATCAATCAATTACCACTGCTACTGAAACTAAAGTACAATTTAACTCAGTCTCCTTTGATTCTACCAATTCATTTAGTACTTCCACGTATAGATTTACTGCTCCTGAAAATGGATTTTATTTTTTAAGTGCAACTTGCCAAATTAATAACTCTACTCAAGATACTCTCAATAGTATTAGAATTAAAAAGAATGGTACAACAGACTTAGTGGTAAAAAACGAGGATAAGGCATATGCTAGTTTTTATGCTTCTGCAAATGCCGTAGATCAAGCTATTAAAGGGGATTATTACGAAGTTTACATGCTAAGTAACGACACTTCTTATGAAGTTGTAAATTCTGTATCATCATTTTTTTCCGGATTTAAAATCCAATCTGCACAACAAATTGCCGCAAGTGAGGTAATTGCTTGTTCTTATGAAACTAATGCTGGACAAGCAGTTGCAAACAATACTGTTACACTTGTAACCTATGAAGATAAATCTTTTGATACTCATAATATCTATAATACATCTACTGGAGAAGGCACGGTTCCAGTGTCTGGAAAATATACGCTTAGTGCAAGTGTTTATTATGATGGATCTACTGACTGGGCTGTCGGCGAATCTGCAAATATCAGACTAGAAATAGATAGAGGTTCTGGTTTTAATACAGAGGCGGGAGTTGAATTGTTTCCGCCTACTGCATCATCTGCGGTAGGATTATCTATTGGAGCAAATAAAGTATTTGATTTAGTAAAGGGTAATAAATTTAGAATTAGAACGTATCAGGTTTCCGGAAATAGTAGAAACCTAATTGCAGTTGCTGCATTTAATTATATGTCTTTTGCTAGAGTTGGAGGAGTTGAATAATGTACCGGGTTAAAATACAAAATTTAAATGATAACAGACGCTGGCAAGCAGATTTTTCTACTGAAGAGCAAGCTCAATCTTGGTTAGCAGAGCAAAAGTTAAAAATTGGACGTAGAGAAGCTAGAGAAGAGCAAGTTGAAGAAGAGCAGGTTCAGTTTGAAGCTGAAGCTAGTTATGAAATTGAAAACTTATCAGAAAACTACGACTATTTATTAGCTCAGTGTTATAAAAATCGCAGAGCTGCTTATCCTCGTATGGAAGATTACATGGATGCCATCGTAAAGGGAGACGATGCTCAAGCTCAAGCTTATATTGATGCTTGTTTAGCTGTTAAGGCTTTATATCCCAAGCCCTCTGAGGAATAATGGATCAGAAAAAATTTGCAGAATTGGCTAAAAAATATATTGGAAAGGTTCAGCCTTCTGAAAAAAGTTCATACTCTGCAGATGAATTTAACGCTCTTGTAAGTAAAATGCAACAAGCCAAAGATATGGACCCAAGGCTTGCTCTAATTGCTAAAAAAATGGCAGAGAAAGCACATTCTCCTGTAGAGGGTATGGGTTCTGGAATGGATGCCAACCTTAATAATTTAAAAGAAATTGTAAGGGGAAGTAAGCCAGACCTTGAGGAAGTCATTAAAGTTCCTGGTGGAGAAGGTGGTTGGATTCAAGATATCCACAAAGTAAAGGGCAAGATTCCTGTTGATGCTTCTACTATTGTACCTTCTAGTGAATCAACTGCCGATAAAGTTTCTAGTGTCATTAAAAATGTTACTGACCGCATAGATTCTCCAACAATGATGAAAGAACTTAAGGGTCCTGAGTTTACAGAATCTCTTGCTAAGAAACTTGGTAGAACTGGATTAAAGGCTTTTTCAGCCCTTGCTGGACCTGCTGTGGGTGTTGGAGCAGCACTAGCTACCGGAGATGCCTCTGCCGCCCTTCCAGAAGCCCTACAGTCGGAAGAAGTGGGTCGTGGTAGCGATACTCAAAAAGCTTCTGAAATGGATAGACCTTCTGAAGGAGGCTATATGTCCCCTGAGCGTAGCAGGCGTTTGTTTGAAGCTTTTAGGAACAAGTACTGATGAAAGATTTTTTTAAAAAACTTATTTACAACGGAAGTACTGGGGAACCTTCTCTTACTGCTTTGCTTGTAATTGTATTTGCTGTTGTTGCTGGGTACGGCGCTATTAATGAGTTTGTTATGGGCGGAGCAGAACCCAAAGCTGCTGTAGATTTATTTTGGGGAGTGTTAGTTGCATACACAGGGCGTAGAATTTCAGTGGGAAATAAAAATTACTCAGGTGAGGATAAATAATGGAAAATGATAAAAAGTTTGGGTTAAATTCTTTAATCCAAGGCACAAAGGTTCTTGCCAACGGCATAGACATCTCTGATGAAGCTAAAGTGCGATTTGTGATTGAAGGTGCTGCTGGAGGCAACACAGTTGTTGTAAAAGGTAAAATTACCGGAGAAGATACTTTCTCTACAACTCTTGCAACTCTAAGCGGTTCTATCAATCAAGTAGTAAACGTTGCTACTTATGATCAAATTTATGTTGAATGTACGGTTTATGCTTCTTCTGGAAGCTACGTAAAGGTTATTGCAAGTTCTTTTAATGATGCCGGAGGTTCTGCTATCGATCAGATAGGTGTACTTACCGGCGACAACTTAACTGACTTTTCAGAATTCAGCTTTACTTCTTCAGATGGAAGCATTGAAATTGAAGGCAATAATACTACTAAAGAAATTGATCTTCGTGCAATTGGCGGAGGCGGTGGTAGTTCTTACGTAGATACTTTTAATGATAGTGCTGATTGGGGTTCTGCTTCTGGCGGTAACTATTCTTTAACTGTTACTCAAGGTACTCACGGCAGGGGTACATCTCCAAAGGTTCAAGTATTTGAACTTGTTGGAGCTTCCTACGAATTAGTGTATTTGAATACTGTAGTATCTGCTACAGGAAACGTAACTATATCTGTAAATGAAACTCCGGATCTAAGATTCGAAGGTAAAATAATTATTTTTTAAAAGGGAAATACAATGGCTGTTCAAAAGTTTAAAAATGGCGTGCGAGTTGAGGGTGATCTACAATTACCAAACCAAACCGCTAGCCGTGCATTAGCAACTGATGGAAGCGGCAATGCTGTTTCCACGTCCGTAACAAGCACAGAACTAGGATATTTATCTGGAGTTACTAGTGCTATCCAAACTCAACTAAATGATGCTGGTACAGACCTTTCTGACCACATTAGTGATGCTTCAGATGCTCACGATGCCAGTGCTATTTCTAACTCACCAAGTGGAAACTTAGCTGCTACAGATGTACAGGCAGCTCTAAACGAACTTCAATCTGATGTTGATAGCCGTGCTCTAGATAGTGCTGTTATTAAAAAAGACGGCAGCGTAGCATTTACTGCCGATCAATCTATGGGAGGTTTTAAACTAACCTCCTTAGCTGCCCCAGTATCTTCCTCTGACGCCGCTACTAAAGGCTACGTAGACAACGCTTTAGAAGGTCTACGTCCTAAAGAAGCTGTTCGCGTTGCCACTACTGCATCTTTAAACTTAGCCAATGCACTAGAAAACGGAGACACTGTAGATGGAGTAACCCTTGCTACTGGGGACCGTGTACTAGTAAAAGATCAGGCTGCTCCTGAACAAAACGGTATCTACGTTGTTGTAGCTTCTGGCGCTGCTTCTCGTTCTACCGACTTCGATTCTTTAAGTCCAATTGATGAAATTAATAAAGCTTACGTTGCTGTACAAGAAGGTACTGCCAACGCTGGTAAACTATTTGTCCAGTATGGTGATGTTGCTGTACTAGATACTGATCCCATTAACTTTACATTCTTTAACTCTGTTTCTGGGCTTACTGGCGGAGATGGTATTACCGTTTCTGGTTCCAATATTTCTGTTGACCACGATGGAGAAGGTCTTACCTTTGTTGCTACTCAGCTAGCCATAGAACTAGATGGCGCTACCTTGTCTAAGGGTGCTTCTGGTCTAAAACTAACCGACACTGCCGTAACTCCAGGTTCATTTGGTTCTGCTACTGAAACTGTTACCTTCACTGTAGACCAGCAGGGTCGTCTTACCGCAGCTTCTGAACAATCAATTTCTATTCCTGCTTCTCAAGTATCTGATTTTGACGAAGCCGCTCAAGACGCTGTTGGCGGTATCCTAACCGACAGTTCTTCCATTGACTTTACCTATACTGACGGCGGACCTACTATTTCTGCAGCGGTGTTGCCTGCTGGTGTTGACCACGATGCTTTGGCTAACTTTGTTGCCAACGAACACATTGACCACACTACAGTTCAAATTGCTACTGCTGCTGATTCCGGTCTATCTGGCGGCGGTACCATTGCAGCTACTCGTAACCTTGTTGTAGATATTAACGGCACCACTGCTGAAACTTCTGCAGACAACGCCGACAAGATCCTAATCTACGACAACTCTGCTACCGCGCTAAAGAGCATGACTAGGGCTAACTTCCTATCAGGAATTCCTACCGCTTCTGCCGGAGACATTAGTGAAACGTCTTTTGCTCTAGCCAATGACCAATCCACTCCTGCTAACGTTACAGGATTTGCATTTGCCAACGCAACTGTTCGTAGTTTCTTTGCCCTAGCTTCTGTATTTATTGACGCTACTTCTGACTTGTACGAAGAATTTACTCTACAAGGAGTTCAGAAAGGTGCTAGCTGGGACATGAGTGTTTCCTCCGTAGGCGACAATAGTACTGTCGTATTTACAATTACTAACGCCGGACAGATTCAATACGTTTCTGCCGACAACGCGGGATTCTCTGCTGGAGCAATGAGATTCCGCGCTATTACAACTAGTGTAGCCTAATGCAATTTAGCAAAGTTGGTCTAGTAGATTTTCGCGTTGCTGGTACAGGGGTTTTTTACGAAGCTTCCTGTGCTGGCAACTTTACTGCTAGATTAGTTATTGCTTTTGCTGCTGGTGGTAACACCATTGTAGCTCGCGGTAAAATTACTGGTCAGAATAACTGGGAACTCATTGAAACGGTTAATGGATCAACTAGTATTGCATTTTCTTTAAATACTTATGACCACGTACAATTAGAATGTACTAGCTTTGGATCTACAGAAACTCCAGCTTATATTGAAGTTAACTTTTCAGGATTTTCAGAACCATTTGGCGCTACTATTGATGACTCTGATATTTCTCTTACTGAAACCTGGTCATCTAGTAAAATTAGTAGTGCTATTTTAGGACTTGGAGATATATATGTTCGATCAACGAGATTTGCATCTATTAGCTCAGGCACAAGCGGAACCATTACAATCCCACCTGAGCAAGAAATTGTCCTCGATGACTTCGGAGGAACAATCGACGCAATTGTTGCAACTATCTCCGGAGGTCGCCCGACGATTACTCCTGCGCAAGATTCCGGTGGCACAATCATTGCTACGACGTTCAATGCCTTGGGTGCTTATAGCCTCACTGGTACTCCAAGCAGCTACCCTGTTGCTCTTATTTACAGAGTTCGGCAGAAACTTTCTACGTATGTAGACACTGATTCTAACATCATTGGCTTTGCTCAATACGACGAAGTTAAATCTGTAAACGGTAAAAGTGGTGCCGTAGTACTTACCGCTACTGACGTGGGCGCTCTGTAAACTTCTGTTTCATTTGGTTCAGTATTTAGAATAGCATATGCCCTATCGCTTGTCAAAACACCAGCACTTACTAATGCCATTACTCCAGCATATGTTTCCGGTCTTTTTAAGTC